GACGTTGAGCATCGGCGGTGACGACTGGCTCTGCTTTCCTATCATCCAACGCACCGAAACGTTCGTCAATACGATCGAATCGAGCGGTATGTACGGCTACGCTTTCAAGACGCCATGACCTACTACAGCGGCTCAAAAGAGACCAGCACTCTACATTCCCTGAAATACGGGAATGTAGATATGGGCAACCATCCGGACCCGCTCGACTTTCGATACGCGGGTTACGTCGTCGACATTGGCGAAACGTCGACTCGCCGCAACACGCAACCGGTGGACGAGAACCGCACCTACAGGCGCGGTTCGAAGCAGGACGTTTTCGGCTTTCTGGACTGGTTCAACAAGATCCATATCCAGTACAAGCATCTCGACCTCGGCAACATCATCAGCACGCAGAGCATCGTTTTCACGGTGTTCAACTCGTACTTCGAGAATCGTTTGCTGAACGACGTCATTGAGGTGGGCGGAGACGGACTAATCCTGACGGAACCGTCACCGACCCCGCTGGTGTACCCGCCGTTCGTGTCGTTTGAGTACACACTCAGCGTCAGCACCGACGGACCGCCCAACGTCGAAGCGACTTACACGTTCGACTTCGATAACCGAGACTACGTGCTCACCGTGGTCGGTAGTCGGCTTGTGCTGTTCCAGTTCGAGCCTGACGGCGAGATTACTGAGACGCTGCAATGGTACACCGACGTCATGGAGGCGTATGACGGGACAGAGCAGCGCTTCCAGCTACGCGGGGCCCCGCGCCAGCGTATTGAGTTCGAAGTCATTACCGAGGAAGGCGTTGACGATACCCGGCTGCGCGCAGCGCTGTTTGACTGGCTCCCGCGCGTGTGGGGCGTTCCGATCTGGTGGGAGATGCGGCGCTTCAACACGCTGCCCAACCCAGGCGACGATCAGCTTTCCGTATCCACCGCGAACGGTGACTTCCGCGATGGCGGGCTAGTGATGATCTACCAGGACAAGGACACCTATGAGGTGATCGGTGTTGACGCGGTAGCGCCGACGCTCATTACCCTGACGAGCAACATCATCAACACGTACAACGCGAGGTCTGTGGTCATTCCTGTACGTACGGCCTACATGGCACCGCAGGTCAATCGCAGCAAATGGCCGACCAATGTCGCTCGGACGTCGGTTGCGTTCGAAACGATTGAGAATATCGACCTGGCCGATACGACCGGCTCAGTGATCTACGACGGCAAAGTGATCCTGACCGATGCCAATTTTATCGACAACACTGGTGCCGAAGGTATGGACCAGAAGATCACGGTTGTCGACGCGGGCACAGGTCGCCCCTACCAGATCAGCGGGGCAGACCGCAGCCGTATGCGACCCCGTAAGCGTTGGGAGGTGACCACAGCGGCAGACTTGTGGCGCGTGCGCAAGCTGCTCCACGCGTTCCACGGCAACCGCACGTCGTTCTTCCTGCCCAGCTTCCGCAACGACTTTGTCATCGAGGACACTATCGGCGGTGACTCGAGTAGCGTCCGCGTGAAGCATACGAGTTACACGCAGTTGATCCGCACCCGACGTCCGTTTGCAGACCTGCGCCTTGTGCTCAATGACGGCACGTACTTCGTGCGCAGGATTGTCAGCAGCAACGTTGACGGCACCAGCGAAGTGATCAACGTCAACTCCCCGTTCCGTTCCACGCCGATCTTTGTGGAAGACGTCCACAGGATTGAAATTGTGAGCCTAGTGCGTATCGCTAACGATCGCGCTAAACTCACCCATCGCCGCGCGGGCACCGCCACGGTCGATATCAATCTGGTCAGCGTGAAGGAATAGAGCATGAGCTTCGAGCAATATGAAGAGAGCGTCGAAGGCGGTCATCCAATAGAGTTGTTCGAGTTTGCGTACCAGGGCATCATCACCCGGTACACCAGCGCCGACCGCAACGTCGTTGTCAGCTTGATCCCGTTCCTGTCGTGGGCGGGATTGAAGCGCAGCGACATCGAAGATTCGGGAAAGAACGTTGCCACTGCAAACCTTACGATCGAGGCTGCTCCGGATTTCCCTCCAGCAGCGTTGTTCTCCGTGTACCCGCCATCTGACGTCGTCAACATTACGATCAAGCGCGTGCACTCTGGCGACATGAACGATCCGAAGGTTCTGTGGGCAGGCAGGGTGCTAAGTGTCGCGTGGGCAAACGATGTTGTCAAGATGACCTGCCAGAGCTTATTCACGCGACTGAAGCAACCAGGCCTGCGGCGCTTGTACGGCAAGAGCTGTCCGCATCTGTTGTATCAGCAGGGCGAAGGGCAATGCAACGCGCTCGCCGCTTCGTTCGAGGTCCCCGTGACAATCAGTGCTGTCAGTGGTCTGGAGGTCACTTCCAGTGGATTCGCAGCCTTTGCGGACGGGTACTTCGTGGGCGGTAAACTGTCAGTCGAGACGTCTCCGGGTATCTTCGAGCAGCGGGGCATCCAATTGCACGTCGGCGACACCGTTACGATGACGCACCGCCTCACGAATTTCGTTCCTGGGCTGACGGTCAAGGCTTACCCGGGATGCGATAAGAAGATCCAGACCTGCCATACGAAGTTCAACAACGTCGTGAACTTCGGCGGTACCCCTTACGTGCCGATCAAGAACCCGTTCGGCACGGCGAACGTATTCTAGGAGAACCGCAATGACATGGGCATATCTGATCGTGATGGTTGTGGTGCTCATCCTGGGCATCGCGCTTTCACCCAAGCCGCAGGGCCCCCGCGCAGCAGAGATCGACGACTTCGATTTTCCCACAGCGGAGGAGGGGCGCCCGATCCCCGTGGTGTTCGGCGAGGTCGATATTCGCGGATCGAATGTGCTGTGGTACGGTGACCTTCAAGTCAAGGCAATCAAAAAGCGCAGCGGGTTCAGCAAGAGTACCGTCGGCCACAAGTATTACATCGGTTGGCACATGGGTCTATGCCATGCCCCGGTGGATGCAGTAACGAACATCCTTATCGGTGAGAAGCAGGCCTGGGCGGGCAACGTTACTGCCAACGGCAACATCAGCATCAACCAGCCTGAACTCTTTGGTGGCGAGAAGCGCGAAGGTGGCTGGTCCGGCACGATCAACGTCTGCATGGGCGGTCCCGCGCAAACTGCGAACTCATACCTGTCGACCAAGCTGGCAAGCGCGTATCCTGGCATCCCTGTCCCTGCGTTTCGAGGCCTCTTGGGTCTTGTGATTAACAAGGCCTACATCGGTACTTCGGCATACCCGAAGATCCTTGCGGTACGAGTACGACGCATCTTGCAGGGATGGCAGACGGGGACCGCGTGGTACAGCGCCAAGGCGGTCGTTGATACCCGCCACATGAACCCCGCGCATATCGTCTATCAGGCACTGACCGATTCGCGTTGGGGCATGGGTGTGGACACCGCATTGATCGACGAGACCAGCTTCATGGCGGTAGCCGACAAGCTCCACGCCGAGAACTTCGGTATGAGCGTGAACTGGAACCAATCCGAGTCTATCGAGAAGTTCATCCAGATCATTCTTGACCACATTGCGGGCGGGCTGACCCTCAACAACAGCACCGGGAAATACGAACTGCTTCTGGTGCGTGGTGATTACGATGTCGGTTCTCTCGACACCTATGACGAATCCGATATCATCCAGGTGACCGACTACCAGCGGCAGGGATGGGGCGAGACCATCAACGAGGTCACGCTTGTCTACACTGACCCGCGCACACGCAAGGACACCACGATCAGCCAGCAGGATCTTGCAAACATCGACGCGCAGGGTGCCCGCGTCCCTGTGATTGTGAAGCTGAAGGGTATCCACAACCATACGGTCGCGCAGACCGTGCTTGCGCGCGAGCTGGTGTCCCGCGTCACCCCGCTCAGCAAGGTTGTCTTCGAGATCAACCGTCGTGCGTGGGCGGTGCGTTACGGCGGCCTGTTCAAGATGGTGTATGCGCCTCGCGGCATCAACGGCACTGTGTATCGCGTACTGAAGGTCAGCAAGGGCACACTCCAGAAGAACTCTATCCGCATTGAAGCGCTGGAGGACATCTACGCGCTCGGCGTGAATTCGTCCGTCGGGGTACCAAGC